ATGATATTCTCCTGCTCAGGCGGTTTCGATCAGGCCGCGATACTCGCAGACCCCGTGGAATGACCCGTCAGAAACGCGGTCACATCTGCTGGACGCGCGGTCCAACTGAATGAAATTGAAGCCCGTGATGCTCAGCGAACCGCGGTGCAAACGGGCATAAATCTGGCCTTGGATACCCTTGGCCTCGGCATGGCTTTTTGACCGGCTGCGCGTGTGGATGCGTGCGGCGAAGTCAAAACCCGTTTCCGTTGCCGTATCGAACTCGGCTAGGACGATCTCGCCGACCTCGACATAGGGGAACGCTGCAGCGCTGCCCCCATCTGCGGCTTGTGGGGCCACGTCATAGACCTGCAGGTCGATCCCGACCAAAGCCAGATATAATGCCTTTTGAACCTCGGTTTCCGCACTCATCCGCCAGCCCTTTTGCGTTCACGCGCCATGCGCGCGATCAGTTTCTTTGCAAATGCCTCAAGATAGATGCGTTCCATTTCCGGCCGCATTTCCTGCAATGCCTTCAAAAAGAACGCGTGTTCGACGCCATCCGGCCCTTGGCCAAACTCCAGAAACCGCCAGTAGAAGGCGTCACCCTTGCCAGTCCGCTCGACCAAGACATCAGACTGAACACGCTCACGCGATCCACGCCGACGCTTGGCCTTGATGCTGCTTTTCAGATCAGGCGCGCCCGTGGTCGGATCATCAGGTGCCTTCTGTTTTGCTGTCTTAGCGATCTGCTGGGCGATATCCTGCACCGTCGCGCGCATCAGATTGATGCCATCACGCGGGGCAATCGAGGTCAGTATCCGGTTCACATCACCAATGCCGGTGACCGTGATCCCGGTTTTCACTGAGTCACCCCGCGTTCAGCCTCGATATCCAGCATCAGCGATGCGCCGCCGCGCCGCAGGATGCCACGGATGTTATAGGCCACGCCGTCCCACAGGATGCGGTCCAGCTCTGTCAGATCAGTGCGATTGTAGATCGTGAACACCACCACGAACGTCGCAGCCGTGCGGCCCTCGATCTGGCTCTCGCGCCCCCCCTTGGCTTTGACCGCCGCCCAAACGCTCGGATCAGTCGCAAGATTTGACCACGCCGCGACAGTGCCGCCGATCCCGTCCGCAGTCTCGGCATAGCGCTGTAGCGTGATGCGTTGGGTCAGATCGCCGGGGTTCATGCTGCTGCCCAGCCCAGACGGTGCAGATCGATCAGCGCACTTGCCGATTGCGGCACTTCTGCCATCGCGCCATCGGTGACGGCGGAACGGTTATGAAACCAATGCGCCACAAGCATCAGGATCGCCGTCCGCAACGCTGGCGGGCAAATTGCCAGCCCTGCCGTAAACGTGATGGTCATGGCATCGTCGCGCACTTCGGTTGCAGGCCAGCTAAAGCCCGGCGCTGGCCGCAAGTTCGGGCGCTCTGGATCTGCCAGCAGTCGGTAATTGCCGGGGGTATCCGTCTGACTGGTTCCGGCCGCATCAAAATACGTCATGGCCGTGATCGCCGTCACAGGGGTTTTCGGCAGATCGACCGCGCCAGAGACGACGCGCATCTTCCAGACCCATGTTTCCGCACCCAAGACCAGCCCCGTCCGCTCGCTGACCATTTCCGTCGCGGCATCCAGCAGCGACTGGATCAGATCATCTTCATCCGATGAGGTGGCGCGCAGATGCGATTTCGCGGCAGCCAGATCGACAGGGGCTGCAGCTGCGCCGCTACGGGTGGGGCGCATCACTTGACCGCCTTCTCCGGTTTGGCCTGCGGCACTGCCGTTTCAGGGGCAACAGCAGCCCGCGCAGCGGCGGCGTCAATATCCACCTTGGCCTGTGCATCTGCCGCAGCCTGTGCATCTGCCGCAGCCTGTGCATCTGCCGCAGCCTGTGCATCAGCAGCAGCCTGTGCGTCAGCAGCAGCCTGTGCGTCAGCAGCAGCCTGTGCGTCAGCAGCAGCCTGTGCATCTGCCACAGCCTGTGCGTCAACGGCCACGGCCTGACCCGCTGCAATCATCCGCAACGCCTCGGCATCGCCAACGTCGACTTCATCACCACGATTCTGGGAAAACGTCACCCCAACCCGCGCCACCAGCAGTTTCACTTTCATGAGACCCTCCATCGGTTCAGATAGAGGGGCGGCGCACCGCCCCTCCGCTCAGCCGATGCGCGTCTTAGGACGCGGCGGTGATCAGGTGCTTGATGGCGCCAGAGTGCGAAATCTCGCCGTCGAAACGGATCAGGCCAGCGATGCCCATGTCCGGCCAGAACCGCTCGCGCAGAACGCCGATCACGGGCGCGCCCACCTTACGGACGTAGTATTTCGAAAAGTCGCCATAGATGATGGCCTTCTTCGCCGCGGCAAGGCTATCCATCGCTTGGTTGATCGAATACGGCGCCGACACCGAACCGATCTTCAGACGACCAGAACCGTCCAACGCTTCGGTGATCAGGTAATTGCCCTGACCATCCTTGAGCTTACGCAGCGCCAAAAGCGTGCTGTCGTTGAACATGAAGCGGGCCTTGGGCGAGGCGCGATAGGCCGGATCGACCGAATGCACCAGGTCAAGGACCTCGTCCGCCGTGACAGCCGTGGTCGAGGCTGCGGTCTTGCCAAGCGCCGAGGCGGTCACAATGCCGTTCGGGGCCGAAGAACCGGTGCCAACGGTCAACTGGCTGTTGGCAATGCGGCCGAGACGTTCGCCGATCAGCTCGCCCAGCAGGGTCTCGAACGAGAAGATCGAATCCGCATCCAATTCCCACGACCAGCGGATGAACTCCGAGTCAAAGCCGTAAGCATCCAGAGACTTTTGCCCGATGGTTGCGTCCGAACCGCCATCATCGGTCAGCGCGGTGCCTTCGGTATGGGCGACGGCAACCACGGCGGTGTCATCCACGGTCGGCAGCTTCATCGGGTTGCCGCCGGACGTGGTGATGACGGTGCTGAGGGCCTCGTCATACATCGGCCCCCAGGCCTTCATCGCCTTGTCGATGGTAGGGATCAACTCGGTCGGCACGGTATAGCCACCGGCGGACGCCGTGCCAGCGGTCTGGGCGCGTTGCTCGAATTTCGAGGTGCCATTCCGCAGCAACTGACGTTCTTCCGCAGTCAGATCCTCGGGGCGGAAACCGCACATGACCTTGGCAAACGCATGGCGATAGGTCGGCTTGTCACCCTCTTCCTGCCCGCGCTGCTGGCCGTCACCACCACGCGGGCGGCGATCATCACCATCAGCCGCGCGGCCTTCGGCTTCTTCCAGCTTTTTCAGCCGCTCGATCTTGCTGCCGATCTTGTCGTGATCGGCCATCATGCGGTCAAATTCCGCCTCGATTTCGGTGGCACGGGCCTCCGGCGTGTCGGGCTTGATTTCGTCAAACTTGGCGCGGGCATTGGTGGCAATGCGCGCCTGCTCCTCGCGGAGTTCCTTGATTCCCATGGGTCTCTCCAATGAAAAAGCCGCCCGAAGGCGGCGGTGATAGGCGTCTGGCGCGCGCCGTCAGCCGTTCTCCCGAACCTTGAGTTCGAGGTCTGCCTTCATGCGGCGGCGCAGGGCTGCCGCATTGAAATTCTGGGCGCGCTTGCGCTGTTCGCGCACGGCCTCAAGGCTGCGAAGCCCGATTTCGGTCCCGTCATAGGCAGGCGTGGTGACAATAGACACGTCATACAGCGCCGCCTTCTTGATGGTGCGGACCGGCGGGTCTTGGGTTTCATCCCATTCCTGCACTTCCGGGTAAAATGCGAAGGACATTTTGTCCAAATCGCCCCGCTCCATCTTGGGGATAATGCGCTGAACATCGGGATCATCGGCCCGCAGCACGGTTTCCATCCGCAACCCCTTTTCATCCTGCGTCAGCGTCAACGTGCCAGCGCGGGTCCGCGCCAAGGGCAGGCCGTCATGGTTGATCAGAAACACCACATCGTCACGGCCCAACGCATCGGTGAACGCACCGGGTTCGATCCGCTCCTGAAACCAATCCCCGATGGCGGTGGTCTGGTTGAACACAGCCGCATAGCCGGAAACGCGGATACCGTCCGCCTCTTTGCGGATCTCGGCAGGCGCGCCGAGGCTGCGGATTTCACGATCCATTCGTATTCCCCCCTATGGGATCGGCGAGGCCGAGTTTGTCCAGCGGCATCATCGCGCCCTGCATGTAGAGCTTGTCATCACCCGGCAAGCGCGGGCGGTTTTCCATGTCGCGGGTTTCGCCAGGGGTCATCTGGCCGGACTGGATGGCCGAGGCGTAGCCCTCCATGCGGGTCTTGAAGTCCCCGCGCAGCAACCCGTCGAGGTTCAGCTCGACAAAGCGGTCCCGCTTTTTCCAGCCAAACAGTTTCAGATTGCACTCCTGCTCGAACTGCTCGGCATAGCGCTTGATCGTATGCTTGGTCAGATGCAGGTCTTGCTGCTCGTTGTTCGAAAACGTTCCGTGGGTCAGATCCTGCAAAAACACCGGGGGCAGCGAATAGCGCCGCGCAATCTCTTCGATAATAAACCGCTGCGCCTCGATCATCTGCGATTTCTGGGCGTCGGTGCCGATAGGAACGATCTTCAAACCCATCGGCAACACCAGAGCCAAGCGACTATCCCGTTTCGACTTGCGCACAGCCTCTTCCAGATCATCAGACGCGCGCTGCATTGCCGCCCCGGACTGGAAATTGCCCTCGATGGCAAAAGGCGGAACCCCGCCATTGTTGAAAAACCGCGACCCGTAATGCGTCATGGCGCGGGCAAGGCCGATGGTATCCGCCGCATCTGCAATCGGTGACCGATGTTTCAGACCATCCGATTTAAGCATGAAAGGTAGGTCGATCACCTCGGCGGCCTCATAGGTCACCGTGCGCTTGCCGTCACGATATTTGAAAAACTTGCGCGCGCCCTCGCGATGGACCGAGGTCTGCGCCGGATCAAGCGGCCAGATGCCTAGCACCTTGCCCATGGCATTGCGCTCGATAAAGCTGCAGCCCCGCCCGCCGGTCAGCAACTGTTCGAACGTGTATTTGCGCCACTCAAACGACGACTGATCGGGGTTCGGCGCATCGTGCAGCAGCGCAGCCAACTCATCCGAGACAGCCTCACGGCTGTTGTTCTTGCCCCGCTTGTAAAGTTTCAGCGGCAGGCCTGCCATGGTGCCAGCGATGAACCCCACCGCAGCCTGCACCGCAGGAACCTTCATGGCGGTTTCGATCGTCACCACCTCACCAGCAGCGCTGCCGCTTTCCAGCCCGAACAACTGCAAGAAATTGGCCGCCGATACCGGTATTGCAGGGTTTTCGGCATCAGCCCGCACCTCTGCCGGTGCCTGCACAGCAGCGCGGAACATGCGGGGCAACCATGCCATCAGCCAGCCATCCTATAATTCGGGTCCAAATCCCAAGGCGTCACCATGCCCCCCTGTGCAACAGGGTTGCGGCTCATCAGCGTGAAGGCGTTGAACGCTGCAATCAGCAGGTCAATCTTGGCCTTCCCGGCGGTCTCTTTCGTGATTAGAACGGCATTGCCCTTCTGTTCGGCGCGGGCGTTACCAACACACCACGCCATGATCTGCTGATCAGCATGGCGATAGGTGCCATCCATCAGCTTGCGCTCCATGCCCCAGATCGCCGACGACAACCTGTAACCCTGACCCACGGCAACCATCTGCTCTGCCGTGACGCCAATGGCAGACAGCGAATCCACCAGCGCCGAAACGCCCGCGGGGTCGAGGCCGATGGCAGCCGCATCCGGCAACAGGCCCGCATCCAGCAACTGGCCCACGATATCGCAGACCCCAGCATGATCTTCTGCCGGGAGCTTGCAGATCGTCAGCTCACCGCGGGCTTCAAAGTCCCGCAGCGTTGCGCCGATTTCCTTCCGGCGCTCCAGGGCAATCGGATGCACAAACCCATGCGACCAGCTCAGCCAGTTCTTTGTCAGCTTGTCGCGACCCGTGACGTTGATGCCCAGAAGGTCATCCGCGCCGCCGCCGTCGATCCCAACAACTGCGACTTCACAGCGCGCAATCAGCATAGCCAGCGTGATCGGCTGCGGCTCCTTCGCTGCCAGCCAGAAATCCGCGCCGATCCATCGGTTATTGTGCAGCGCCAACCCGATTTCGACGTTCAGATGCTGCGTTGCCCAGGCGATCAACTCGCCCATGCCGTCCATCTTCGCCCGCGTGAAACCGTCCTGCAGCGCATCCAGCGTGATCGATCTGCCCAGATTGGGCGTCACCATGTGCCAGACCGCCGGGTCTTGCCATGCTTTCTCATCGCTGATCTGCATCGCCTCCGGGAATTCATACAAGATCGGCAGCATGCGCACCCGATCCGTGATCTTGCCGTCCCGCACCCCGCGCGCATATTGCAGCTCGGTCTTG